TTCAAGTGTTACCTCCTATGGTTATTTCTTCTTTGGTCTGTTAAGTTTCTCAAAGTGCGCTCGCCTAGCGTGACGTTCTTCGTCTAATTGCCATTGAGGTTTTCTTTTCTTGATTGCTATTTTCTCACCACTAAAACCACCGACTCTAAAAGCCTCTTGGAATTTTGATGTTTTACCTTTCTTGTCTGCCATGTAATCTCCTTTAATAAGAAGGAGAGATAGTATTACCTACCTCCCCATTAATTGTTACTCTTTAGAGTACTTCTCTTTGATAACTTGTCTTTCAGCTTGATAATCAATAAACTCTTGAGATCCAATACCATGATCAAGAATAATATGCATTACTTCTTCAATGCTTTTATATTCTTTCTTACGACATTCAACCTTACATTGATTACGATACTCAACATCTTGACTTAGATCAATCTCAGTTACAACATAATCAGCTTTCACTAGATGTACCATACTATAAGGAACAAACTCTACAGCTTGAATCTCAGGAGAACCTATAACTTCTAGTACTTCTTCCACCTCATGTGATGGTGCTACATACTCTACTGCTATTACTTCTTCTTGGTATTCAACTGCTTCTACTTGTTCAATTACCACAGTTGAGATAATACGAGATCGTAACTCTTCTGTCATTTCTGACTCCGAAATATGTCTTTCGTTTTTACCCCATGACTGTTTAGCAATTTGCTTGTCTAGGTACTCATTCTTTTCAGATTGAGATTCCCATTCAGACCCATAAGTTCTACCATTTACTTCATTTACTATTGATAATTTATACATTATTTAACCCTCGCTATTGAAAATACGTTGTATGTACTACCTGTCCATAAAACTCTAGTAGATCCTGTATTTTGAACCACTCTTATAGTTACTATAGCTCCCTTATCTAAATATATAGAAGAACATGAACCTGCATTAGCCTTATTAAAGGTGTAATTAGAAGTTGAAGTTATCCTGTCTAGTACTTCAATTTGTACCCCATCAACATAAAGAAAAGTCTCTGACCTCTCACCTACTGTCCAAGTTATCATACCCCATAAGATACTTGCTGAGATAGAGTAATGACCAGATATAGGTACTGTATACTCACCTGTAGCTGTATTATAAGCACCATGTGTATCACTAACTAAATCTTCGTATAACTTAGTAGTAATAGTCGAATCTAAAATACTCTGACCACTATCACTAGTATACCTCGCAGCCACTGTTTCAGTCTCAAGTATTGTCTGAGGTGAAGCTAGTTTGTTTATGCTAATATAATGTCTTGTAGGAGTATTTGATAAAGTCAATGTACTACCACTTCTAAGAGTAATTAAATCGCCCTTAGTTAAATTTGTAGTTAAAGAGAATACTACCTGATTATTACCACTAGCATCAACATCAGCTATACTTTTATATAGAGTACCATTTTTATAAACACTGTATATGGCATCAGAAGGTGATGTGGTGAAGTTTAATGAACCATTATATATGTATGAACCTGTTTCTGGAACTGTAAAAGTAGTACCATCAAATGCTCCTACGGTATCTAATGTCTCAGTAAAATCAATGTTAGTAGTATTAGCCGTTATAGAAGTACCACCATTACCTGCACCCTCAACAACAATCTCACGCCCACCTAAATCCTCAGACGACACACCTACATCTCCAATTCTTGAGATTGTGAAGTTTGCTGAATTAGTAAAATTCTCTGTTCCTGTACCGTGCAATCTTACTATATCTCCCTTTTCTAAAGATCCTGACCATGAACATGCTCCTGTGAAGTTAGCAGCACCTGTAGCCATCATGTTTAATCTATCTGCAATACTAGTTATAGCTGCTATACCTGTTGATAGTTCTGTACTGTTTAAGGAAATTCCTATTGTAACGGCGGATGACGTAAGACCATCATTGTAACTAATATTATAAACACCATCTTCATTAATCGTAAAACTAGCCCCTAAAGTCGCGCTATCAGCATATGTAATAGCATTTCCTAAGTTAGAAACCTCTGTTGAGAAGCGGCGGATCTTCGTATTAGTAGACCCATGACCGTTTCCAGTGTGTAATCTTACCATCGAATCTGCTGTAGAATTACCAGTACCAGTTGATCTAGGACCAACCTGTATGTTATCAAAGTGCACATCATAAGCAACTGCACTCGTACTAGACACATGCATAATCAATCTATAACTAACCGAATCACTGGCTGTCTGGAATTGGAATATATGTGATCCCTTCCCACCTTTTAGATCTTCACCATTAACTCTAATTAACTTAGAATTAGTTACATCATAAACACTTAGTCTAATATCATCATCAGCATATCCTGCATGACTTGCATCATAATCAAATGAACAAGTAAGTCTCTTAGCTTTATCTGCAACGTCAACTGTAAAGGCACAACTTGCCCCCTCACCCTGTCTATTAGCTGCATCTTTAGATAATGTAAATTCTGCAGTACCTCGCATATTAGCATTAGTAGTCCTAGCATACGTAGTAGTCGCTGAACCTGCTGTACCGTCAACTGGGTTCTCTCCTGCTGCATCAGCATAAGTTAACCAATCTCCAACACTAGTTTCTGCACTAGTATTATCATCAACCATATAGTTGATACCACCAGAACCACCACCAGAACCAACTTCAACTTCGTTACCACCATCATCAAGTGTATAAAGTTTACCATCAGTTTTAGGATAGATTGACTTATAACCACTAGCAGGTGTACTAGGTGTAGCAATTTCTTGCATAGTTAATTCAACATTAGATGTTTGATTTAGTTTTAAATCTAAAGCTGTTTGAGTAGCAGTACTAATAGGTTTATTGACATCACTAGTATTATCTACATTAGTAACTTCAGAAGCATTTGCCTTTAAATCTAAAGCTGTTTGAGTAGCAGTACTGATAGGTTTATTAGCATCACTAGTATTATCAACGTTTGTAATAGCTGTAGCATCTACTTTTAAATCTAAAGCTGTTTGAGTAGCAGTACTAATAGGTTTATCAACATCACTAGTGTTGTCTACATTAGTTATTGCATCTGTATTAGTACTGATATTAGTTACGTTAGTGCCAATATTAGTTGCGTTTGTAGCTATAGCAGTTACATTTGTAGCTATATTAGTAACATTAGTAGCTACCCCTGCCTCGTTAGTATCTACCCTACCAACTACAGCACTATTGTCTGCATTGATAGTATCAATCTTATCTCTTGTTTCTTGTTGTAGAAATATACTTTGATTTGCATCATTATTTAAATCTTCTTGACTTAAGTTAGATCCATCACCATAAGCTACAAGTATTTGAGATATGTCTGAATCTCTTGTTATATATACTACTGATTGGTTTGGTGGAGCTACAGTGAACTCAATATTACCATCCAGAGTAAATGTGTATGCGGTTGTTACTACATTATCTATAGTAACTGTCACATGTGATTCTTGTAAAAAACCAAAAGCTACTACGAACAGTGTCGTAGAGCCATTAGCGGTGTAAGTTACATTTGATAAAGCCATGTTTACCTCCTATTTGTTTAAGTTTATATTATAGAGCAGCAGGTATTAACTTACTATTCTTAAGCGCAATTTGCATAGCCTCTTTCATAGAAGCTGATACTGTAGTTTCACTCTGTAAATAATCCCATACATCTTGTGCTGTCAATGCACCTGATGCAATAGCTGCCACTATTATTGCTTCACTGTCTGTTACATCAGTAGGTGTTGCAAAGCCTGTTGCTGTTGCAAAGTTACCTTGATTAGACTGTAATTCATTTGTATCAGCTAGTATTGCAGTTATAGAAGCGTTATCTGGTGACACTGTGTTAGCACTATCTGTACCCCTCATGTCTGTGTTAGTCGTTGTTGTAGCTACTAGAGTTACATTAGCGACGGTGTCAGTAGATGGGTTAAAATCATTAAGTGCTGCTATCTCAGTACTAAGTGCAACACCTGTTAGATCAGTGTTAACTAATGTATCAGTCTTAACTTTTATAGCATCTACATTAGCATCTACTACATCAACCTTAGCAATTAAAGCTGTGTCATCATAGACAGAATCTGGTATCGCTGCAATATCTGCTTCAATACTTGCTTGAGCTATATCTAATTCAGCTTTAGTTGGACCATCATAGTCAGTTAAAGCTGTAGCTACTTGAGCAGCAGTTGTTCTAGAGCTTACAGTTGTATCTAGATTATCTAGTCTAGTATCAGTAGTCAGTACTGTAGCAGTAGGGATAGCTAGTAGCTGTAAAGACTCTGAAGGTGTTAATCCACTAACTCCTGTCTCAGCTATTAGAATTTTACTCCTCCACACTACATCAATACCACCACCACCATCAACTGGTACTTTTACAGGGTATACACCATCTTCTCTATATATCCTTCTATTGTCTAATTGGTGTAGATTAACTGCTGTTTCATTATCTAGATGTATATTAACTAGGCTATTATGTATCAAGAAGTTAGCCTCATCTGTAGCTGTTATACCTCCAAAGAACTCTCTAAGACCGTCCTCAGTGGTTAGATTATAAACCCACCAAGCATAGAAGTTAGATAGGTAGAAGTTACTGCCTAGAACTATGTCAACATCATCATCTACGTAATCTGCTGTGAATGTTGTTATAGCACTACCATCAACTGCAAATGAAACATAAACAGGATCATCTACCTGTTCAACTAAAACAGCCCAGCCTGAACCTGCAATAGTATTTTGGCTAAGCTCTTTCTTAGCAGTAGTACCATTTTGATATGTAAGTCGAATACGTACTACATCCCCTGTACTATAATTATCACCTTCTGTATAATTCTCTGAGTAAGAAGTTGTAGAATTAATAGTATTAACTATCTCTGTACCTGTTGTTACATTATATATCTGTAACCGAGAACCTGCTACTATACCAGTGATATTACCAGTAAGTGTAGGGTATATAATATTAACTACAGCACCTGCTGTGGTATAGGTTATTAAACCTCCAAAATCATTGACATTGATATTTACTACACCACTAACTGCTGTTACATTAATATCTACCCCAGTATTAACAAATGTTATATTTGTTAAATCATAGTCCCCCACTGCCTCTAATCTAACAACACCTGTTATAGTCAGTGAGTCAGTGATTGTTGAGTTTAGTAGTAATTCCCAACCTTCAATTATAGTAAAGGAGTTACCATCTATAGAAGTTAATGGTACTTCATGACTTAAATTGCTAGTTAATTGAGACCAGTATTGTATATATGTATATAAGTCATTGCTAGATACATCACTACTAATGGTTATTACCTCTGCGATGGTATCTATACTAATACCCGTGATTGCCGCTGCCTCAGCTTCTGTTTTTGTAATTAGGTTATTGGTAACTCTAAAAGGTATAGTCTCATCATAAATAAAACCATAATGTCTAACATTAGTAATAAAGGGTGCTGTATTCACACCATCAAACCATACAGTCCCTAGAGTCACCTGTGCGTTAACATTAAAAGTCACATATAAAGACCCCGAACTACCACTCGTGTTAGTAATACTAATATCATACTTTTCCCAAGCACCATTACTAGAGGATGTAGCAGTGAATATTACAGGTACTAAACCAAGACCACTAAGTGTTACTGTAGGTGCATTCCATGTGCCTAGGTTATAGAAAGTAGGCTGTGCTTGGATGTAGCCAACAAACCGTAAGACTTCGTCAGGATTTATTGACACTACTTGTTCTCTAATACAATCAATATCTACTTTAGTAGGTTTAATACTAAGAGATGATGTACCTTTATTTATAACCACGTTATCTCTAAAAACTTCACTAAATGGTCTAAATATAGCTTGTCCTGATTCTAGACCATTAACATTTATATATGTAGCTTCAGACTCTAAGGACTGATTAGCTATATTAATAGCATCAGGTGTTATAGTTGAGTCTACTGTAATAAGCTCACTAACACTATTAATTTGAGTATGAGATGAAACTGATGGGTAAAAGGTACAGTTGGTTAAATTCGAGTTAAACGTGAGTGTTGATATACCGATGTTACTGCATCTACCAACTGTATTAGATACTTTAAGTACACCTGAGAGTAGTGTAGTGTATCCTGAGATAAAAGAATCTTTTATATTATTATTATATAAGCTATTAGACACTGCTGTACTACTAGAGCCACCCCCAAATAAAGCACAGTTATCTAACGTATATACATTAGCGGCTGAACTACTTATCCCTGAATTACTTAATAAAGTGAATGCTATATTACCTTTAAATGTTATTTTACCTTTATAAGTACCTAAAGAATGGGACTGAAAGAAGTAATCTCTGTAATCCACAAAAACACTGTCTGTGACGTAGAAATAAGGTAACGTACGGTTTAAGTTACCATTTGAATTACCCCCTATTGATAAAGGACCTCGACCTCTATAATTACCCCCCCCACCATTAAGGAATTGTACATTATCCCAAATTTTATTAGCTGATATATTAAGATTTAGGTAAGCTGGCTCCCAAGCCATTCTTGCACTTGACCCAGCGACAGGTGTACCTAGAACCATATTACTTGTTAGGTTACCTACACGGCAGTTAGCTTCATGATTATATGTGAGTGAAGGTACAGTAAGTATATTACCACTAATTGCTGATATAACTACTCTATCTATATGTGGGGGAGAAGTATATGTATCTGTAGATTCAATTATAATCTCATCACCAACATTCCAACCACTGGCATTAACTACCTGTAAAGAGGTATCACCTGCTGTTATATCATTTACTAATCCTGAATGTCTTGTCTTAGGAGATCCCTTAAATGTAACCTGACCTAACGCCTTAATTATAGCATCGACTTGTCCAGTTGAACCTGCGTTATTATATAAAAATTTACTAGTAACAAGTGGTACGGTTGATACGTCTAAATTAACATGTGCCCCGTTATTTATCTCAACACCGTCTTCTATAGTTATGGAACTATCTACTGATGTCACACAGTTCAAAACACCATCAACAATTAAATCAGAGCATACGATACTATTATTATCTAGGGTTATAGTATCACTAGAAAGTATAGTCATTTGATCTGAACTTGTTGGTACCACACCGCCTAACCAACTTGAAGTAGCGGAAGCTAAACCTCCTCCCGTGCCGTTAGATGTTATTAAAGCCATGTTGACCTCCTTTTGTTAAATATTTCATGAATATGTTACCTCCGATAAATTACCAGAAAGGTAAGTAAAAGTCTTTGTTAAATCAATTTGTAATGGTGTATCACCACTTAGTACTATAGAGGTCAATTCCCCTACAGTATAGTTAAATGTTTTAATGATAGTAAATATACCATCTGAATATGTAATCGACGTTAAGTCACCTGATGTGTAACTTAGTACAGCATCCCATGAATCTAAGTTCTTAGATACTGTCTCATAAGCTATATTAGTTTTTAAAGCTATAGCAGCATCTACTTCTTCCTTGATGTAGGTATCACCTTCTAACTTATTAAAATCATCACTAGCTTCTTGTATTAAATATATAGCTTGTTTTGAATCAGTGTTTAAATCACTTTCAGTTAATTCAGAACCATCTAAATAATCTGTAAGCCTAGCAGCTAGTCCTGAATTTCTTGATATATAAATAATAGTACCAATAGAAGGTACTGTATTCATCTTTATTGTAATAGCATCAGTATACGTGTAAGCATTAGTTACTACATCATTTATTGTTACTATAACATGTTCAGCTAGTATATAGTCAAAAGGGACGACAAAGTCATCTGTAATCCCATCTGCTGTATAGCTTACATTACTTAAAGCCATATTTACCTCCTATTTGTTTAAAATATTTATCATTTGTTGTATACCAAGTTGTCTTTTGAATGGAGTTAGTTTTCCTGCAGCTTTACCCACACCTTCTAAATCACCTTGTAAAGCACTTGACACACCTTTAAAAGCATTTGTACCTAATTGACCAATTGGTGTCTCAGCTAGATTAAAGAAGTTCTTATTCCTACCTGTAAAACTTGATCTATTAAATATATTATCATACCCAAATAAAGCACCACCTATACCATTAACAGTATCCATGTTACCTATTAGTGAGCTCCTACTGAAACCTATAGCTACTGATTGAAAAGGTGTATCTATCATCTGACTAAACCCCTTATCATTACCTGTACCTGCACTTGTAAGTTCATCCCTTAAACCTACTGCCAATGTTCCCATTGTAGCTGCCCAAAACATCTTGTTACTGAACTTAAGTACTTCATCTGCATCTTGGTGTTTAATACCATTAGCTAGATTACCATAAGTAAACCCTGCAATCTTAGAAGTTGAGTTAACACTAAATGTTCTAAATTGATTCAATATACGACCTAAAGAAGTCGTTTGCCAAAATGCAGCAGTAGTTGAATCTGGATCAGCATATATATGTGAAGTCTGTAGTTTAACAGTATTCCTAAAAGCTTCTCTTGACTCAGTACTCCATTTCTCAAAGTTCATAGCTTTTACACTACCATTGTCATCAAATGACACATGTTTAAGATAATTAGATTTTACTGAATCATAAGTCTTATTAGTTTTGAATACTTGTTCACCTGCTTCTTCAACCCATGTACCTAGACCTGCATTCTCTAAAGTCCTATTAGTAGTAACCTTATTACTAGATAAGAATTTAGAAATCATACCATTAGGTTCATTTCCTTTAAAATGTTGACCCCATTTAATTGCTAAACCATTACTAGTTGCTTTACGTCCAACAGTCTCCATCCACCCTAAAGTGTTCTGAGTAACTGAACCTGCAGCATCAATTGATTTCTCAATACCTGACATTACACCATTTTTGTATATTTGTTCTGCCTGTGAAACCCCTCTTCCTGAGAAAGCCATATCACCCATACCAATACCTGTAAGAGCTGCCATATCATCAGTTAGTGTTCTAATATTCGTAACACCTGAACCTAGGATATGATTCTTTCTTATCATTTGTTGTAATGGATCTATAGTAGATTTTAAAGCATTGAACATACCTATCTCACTTACAGTACCACCAAACTCTGCCATAGATGCAATACCTACATTCTGCATTAAGTTAGTAACACTAAGTTTCTTTAACAGTCTAATAGAGTCATTTGCTTCTACCTCAAGTACATCACCTGAACCGCCTAGACCACCATATTGAAAAGATTTAATATCTTGTTTCATTACCTTGTCTAAATACTCTACATTTTGTTGTATATGGCTAGAACCATTTGCTATTAATCGTTTCTTCTCAGCTAGTATAGCATCAGCTCTCCAACTATCTAAAACTTTAATATCTTTAATTCCATGCTCTGCTGCTGCAGTTCTTGCTGCCATTCTACTGTTATATCTGTCTTGAGTAGATATAAAATTATCATCCATCAAATCAGCTAAAGACTTACCACCTGTATTTGGTATTTCTGCAGTTATATCAATATCAGCTCTCTTACCAAGTTCACCTAATTCATTAGCTGTCTTTTGTGCATTAGCTTTTTGTATTGCTGATTCTACAGCACCTTTAACACCTTCAGCACTAGAACCTTCTGCAGATTTAAGAAACTTATTAAGATTCTCAATATATGTAGAATTGGCTTCAATGTGATTAGTTATATCCTTACTCTGTAAACCAAAAGCAAAATTCTTAGCTTCTGTTCTTAAGAAAGTTTCATCAAAGGGTAACCCTGCATCATCAATTGATTTCTTCATACCTTGGTAGATACCTTCTTCTAGATCTGCTTTATCAACTAATCTAGCTTTATCTGAAGCCCATGATCTATGAATAAAGTTATCTGAACTATCTCCAACACCAAGTACTCCTTTAGCTATCGCATCATCAGCAACTTCTTTGTTAAGTTGGTTATAACCTTTAGCAAAGTTATCTGTTATTTCTTGTACCTTAGCATCAGGATATTTCTTCATAAAATCAGCTTTATCTAAAACTAATCTATCTCTAAATATAGGAACTACATCATTCTCAAACTTACCAAAATCAGTATAAACACTCAACTTATTAGCTAAAGACTTATCACTGTTCATATGCTTAAGTAATTCATAACCCTGTGTCTTATAGTTATCCATAATAGCACCATGATATCTATTACGATAAATCGTCTTAGTCTCACCTGCTCTAATATGTGACATTCCTTGTCTACCTGAGTTATCAGGAGCTAACCA